TTGGCTGGTGACTGGGATGTCGGTGGTCGCCGTGCAGTGATCAAAAAATCGGCAGCGGTCCTGCGGGAACGACATGGGGCCTGGTTGCTAGCGTTACCTGGAAGTCATTCATGTAACCATTGAACCCAAAAACTGCAATACTGAAACCGTAAGTGCCAGCGTAAAGGCCAATATCTATAAACTCTTGCGAGAAGTTATCAGGCCAGTCTCTACCCGGCTCTGCTAGCACTGGATCGTAGGAGAGAATGCCGTCTGCGGTTGTGCCAATAGATGTTCTTACCGCTCCACTGGTGCGAGTTTGCTGGAAAAAATACCAAGTGTTATCGAAGACATTAGATAATGATTCATTAATGGTAGCGTTGTCTTTCTGAATCTCTACCCTGCTTTGATTATTTATTACACTATACAGCCCAGCACGCAACCCGCTAGTTGTTCCGCTGACATTGGCAAATTCAAACAAGCCATTATTTATAACACTGCTAGATCGGAACCAAAAACGAATTGTATAATCACTTGTGTTTATGCTTCTTGATAATGCAACTGCAAGCCAATCTCTATCACCATCAAAATAAGCACTACCATTACCCCATTTGCTTTGAGCGGTGCTGATTTTTGTGTTGCCTTGTGGGGTTGCGGTTGAACCCGTTTCACTGGCATCGAAAAATGTTGAACTGTTATTTTCGCCAGTCATTGGCAAATGCAAAATAACAGAACCGTATAAAGGATCATTAAGCGGTGTAGAAATAACACTTGCTGCCGTGGGCCTGAGCACCAAAAACGAGCGATCCCCTGGGGGTCTCGTCACGACCCCGGCCGCTGTGGGTGTCAGCCGGATAGTTGATGTGGCCCCCGGGGGCCCGGCTGGCAGTGCCCTGGCGGGATAGGCTCGCAGCACGATGCGGGATGTGGCGCTCGGCACCAGGGCCACCCGCGCCCGCACTGCCCGAAAAGCACAGGTCAGGAAATACAGCTCGGAGCCCGCAACCGATCGGATGTCCTCCTGTTGAGGGTCGCCCGCGTAGACCCATGCGTAGCCAGACTGCGACAGCGCCGGGGCCAGGGTGATGGCATCGAACGCAAACGGCCGGCCCTGCTGGCTGGCCTGGTGTGCGCGCACGCTGTTGGCCTCGGCCTCGGAAAGGTTCTGAAACGGCAGGGTCAACAGATCGCCGGTAGCCAGCATGTCTGCCGTGGTGGTGACGGTGCTGCCGTCATAACCCTGAACCACCGTCGCAGGGATTGCACCTGGGGTGATGATGGCGTCGGCTGGGATCAGAGCGGGAAAGTTAGCCATTATATCTAGCTAGGAGTTAATGACTGAGTTAGCCATTTATATACCCACCCATTTGCGCCACCTACAAAATCAGACTTAAAGTAATCGTTTGCAACAGCCAAGCTCCCATCTGCATTAAAAACACTGACCACAAGATAGCTAATTCCGTTGTCGTCTTGGGTTATATTGGTTACCCTTGCTGTCTGGCCAGGGGTGATGAAAATATCCCGTTGCTCGATTCGAACCTCTGAAAAGCCGCTCAGGTCCAGCCCGCCCCACGCGTTTGCATCTATCCTCCCAAGACCAACAAGAAGCGTATATTTTGTGAAGTCTGCTGGGGGTTGAGGTGGTAACGGCGGCTTTGCCGGGCCGTCAGGCGTGCCGGGGTAGGTCGGGATGCCTGGGGGCTCGACAGGGCCAGTCGGTGGTAGCGGAGCAGGGGCACCGCCAGCACTACCGCCACTTCCTCCCCCGCCGCCAGGGCGGTCAATTCCAACAACACCACCCCCAGCCACAAAGTTGCCACGGCCACCAACAACCGCATACTCTCCGCTGGTAGGAAACCGCCCATTTTTGTTGTAGAAATAGACCTCCTCAGCGGTCCGGCTATCTGCATCCTCGTCAGGGATTGAGGTATCAGTGGCCCTGCTGGGGTCTGCGTCGCAAGAGGGGCCACTGTTGCCAGTGATGAACATGTCACCCGCTACCGTTACTGCCGCCACGTCTAGCGCCACCAGGGATCGACGCTGCGCGTCAACCGGGAAGTGCTCCAGGGAGAGGGTCAAGTTTCCATCGCGGCCCTTGTTGAGGTTGGTGACCAAATACCATTGGATCATTGGGTAGCTGGTTCCTGTCTCCAGGTCTTCCCGGTCAAGCTGTATGGCGACCAGGCCTCCCTCGCCCAGCTCAGAAGTCCAGTAACCGGGCTTGATTATTACCTGCGCCGAGTGAGTGATGTGGCGGCGCTTTGCTTGAGTGAAACGTATCACCCGCGCAATATGAATTTCTGAGGTTGCAAACTGGCTCAGGTCATGTGTTTCGATTGGCGCCGAATCCGGGGTGTCGTCATATTTGACCGTGCTAGTTCTGGTAATTCCTGACAGCCCATCGTCACCCTGCTGCCGCCACGCCACTGCAGCAATGAATGGCCGCCTAGCCTGAGGGTCTGAAAGCTGATACGAATAGCTGCCATCTACTACAGCTTCATTGTCAAATATCCATTTAGGCTCTTGCGGGCCAACATCAATCGCACCGCTAGGCGTGACGGGCAACAATGGCGTCAGACCATATTGACCCCCTATACTCGCTTCCCGCACCAGGAAATAAGGACCGACTTTGCTTAACCAATCACTGGTGCTGGTTGGTTCGGTCAAGATGCCGTCCCAAAACAAGCCATTCACCGCCATAAAATTGGCAGTCTTAACAAACGACTCTCGATCAATTTGCATCTCTGAAACCTTGCCGGTGTGAGTCAGCAGCCAGTAATAAAGCTCGGCTAGATTGTTGCTGCTGCCGTAAAGGCCATCAGTCAGCCGGGTGGATTGAACGCCGTTGCGAATAAAAGCATGTACAGATCGTTTCCAATATCCTTGATCTTCCTTTGCAACACCATAAGGGTCGTCGCCATTGATATAAACAACCGAAAACGAAAGCGTAGACATGCCTTCGTAGGTGCCGGCCGTGCCGCATATTGTGGGCGCCGGAACAGCCTTTGCAACCAAGTAATTATTGTTTAATAAAGCCTCAGATTGATTTTTCCCATCAACAAAGGTGGTAGCTCTAAAATGCAAAACGTTTCTATATACATCTTTAAGAAAATTGCCAGGAGCCCATCTTCCTGCTCGCTTGTTTCGTGATTGACTATACTGGCCAACCCTGCAACGGCCTTGAAAAATATCGCGTACTTGAATACCTCCTATATTACCCTCACTTAAGACAAGATGATAAAAAACTTTTACAGTATTAGGAAGGTCAAGACTGACGGTTCTGTACTGAATTTGCCCACTTGATGTAACGCTATAAGGTTCTTCTCGCAGCTCTGTTGGGGTTTCAAATCTGCAGGCAGTTGCCTTGGGTGCAATCAAAACCCCGCCTGTATTACCTACGCGACGGGTCCATACAATTGGAATTCGCTCAAACAACAGCATCGCTTCCTGATCTTTACCCAGATCCAGCCCCCCTGATATTCCATTACCGCTGCCAATCGCCATGCTCGCGCCCAGGGCTGCTGCGCTAGTGCCTGTTGCAAAGCGAGAAGGCCGCGCCTTGGCGCCTGCACTGTTAATAGTAGACCGATATACGTCACCAGCATAATACCTTGACGAATCAAAATGCCTTGACGAATCAAAATACCTTGACGAAGGTGAGTTGCCGCCCCCGCTATTTCCCGACCGCATTATAGGGGCAACCATTAGAACGACAGCACGCAGGGTGTCCCGATCAATTCGGTAGTCCCAATCCTAGGCGGGATCGTGGTAACTACTGGCGGCAGAGTGCTGCTGGCAGAGAATGAGATCCCGGTCAGCGTGCCACCACCGCCGCTGATGGCGAGCAATGCTGAGTCGTCCCGGATCAGGCCCCCCAGGACGATTTGATATTGCGTCACCTGAATCAACCACTGCCCCGCCACTGCCTGCAACACCAGGGCCAGGGTGGCGGGGGAATGGGCGCAGTTGATTGTGACCGATGCTGCCGCCACGCCCGAATCAAAGCCAGAGCAGTTGAACTCCTGATACCGCCAGGCCTGGGGCCCGTCACCGTCGCCTGCATCCCAGCTGCTAAAGGGGTTGCTGTTCACCAGGTCGAGCCGGTGCCAGCGGGCCCGGGCCACGCCGCCGGGGTCCATCCATTTGATGGTCTGGGTCCAGAAGTAGGGGC